TGGCTCGCGCAACGCTACGGCCTGGCCGTCTACGACCCGCGCAACCCACCGCAGGCATTGCAGCAGCAGCAACAGCAGCAGGAATGGGTAGATCCGCAGGTCGAGGCGATACGAAATGAGCTGGCCACGCTCAAGTCGCACGTGTCGGCACAACAGCAGCAGCAAATCGCCCAGCAGCAGATGGTCTGGGCGCGCGCGCAGCAGGAAGCCGCCACCGAATTGGACACTTTCACGAAGGCAAACCCGCACGTTGGCACAGTCTACGCCGACATGTCGGTGCTTCTGCGGGCAGGCCGGGCCGAGACGCTACAGGACGCCTACGAAAAGGCCACCTGGGCCAACCCGCAGACGCGGGCTGCACTCCTGGAGGAGCAGCAGAAGGCCAAGGATGCCGAGCGAGCCCAACGCGCCCGACAGGCGCAGCGCTCCGGCGCCATCAACGTCCGCACCAGCCCCGGCACGACCCCGAGCATGCCGAAATCCATTCGGGAAACCATGGAAGCCACGTTCGACGCGATTTACGCGGCCTAGGTCCCACCCCACTCTAGGAGACGCGGCACATGCCGTCCCCCAGCAGCACGTTCACCGAAATGGTGACGACGACCCTCCGCAATCACCCGTCCGAGATCGCTGACAACGTTTCGGCCAACAACGCCCTCTACCGCTGGATGAAGCGCAAGGGCAAAGTCAAGACCGTGTCCGGCGGCTACGAGATCGTGCGCCCGCTCGACTATGCCGAAAACCAGACGTACCAGCGTTACGCAGGGTATGACACCCTGAACGTGTCGGCCTCCGACGTCCTGAGCGCCGCCAAATTCAACTGGGTGCAGGCGGCAGTCCACATCACGGCCAGCGGCTACGAGCTGCGCGTGAACAACGGCCGCGAGCAGATCATCGACCTGTCCGAAGCCCGCGTGAAGAACGCCATGCGGACGGCGGCCAATTACATGTCGCTGGACCTCTACTCCAACGGCGCGCTCACCAACCAGATGGGCGGCCTCGCGCATCTCATCCAGACCAACGGCCAGGGCACCGTCGGCGGCATCAACTCCACCACCTACACTTTCTGGCGGAACAAATACCGCGAGGCGGCCGGCACCAACACGTGGACCAAGTCCACGATCAAGGGCGAGATGAACGCGCTCTACTTGTCGCTGGTGCGCGGCGCCGATCGACCGGACCTGATCGTGTCCACACACGACTTTTTCTCGGCGTTCTGGGAAAGCCTGCAGGACCTCCAGCGGTATGCGTCGGCTGACAGCGCCACCGCTGGCTTCCAGTCGCTCAAGTTCGTGAACGCGGACGTCATCTACGACGACAACGCCAACTTCGCGACGACCGGCGAGCGGATGTATTTCCTGAACACCGACTACCTGGAACTGGTGGCGCACCGCGAAGCCAACTGGAAGCAGTTGGACGAGAAGGTGAGCGTGAACCAGGACGCCGTGGTGATCCCGGTGATCTGGCAGGGCCAGTTGGTGGCCAGCAACCGCGCCCTGCAGGGCATCCTCATCGACGCCTCCTGACCGGAGAACTCCCAAATGACTGCTCTCATTGGCGTTACTCTAACCGCGACCTATACCGCTGCCGATATGGCAGCGGAGGGTCGCGGCTTCGGCCTGGGCGACAGCTACACCGCCCAGGACGGCCGCGTGTACAAGTTCGTCACCTACAGCAAAGCTGCCGGCAACGTCGCCGCCGTCGCGGGCAACTTCTGCTATTACGCGGCGGAAACCGGTGCCGAGACGTGGACTGTCACGTCCGACCTGTCGGCATCCTCCTATGTCGGCGCCGGCGTGCTGCAGGCGGTGATCGCGGATGGTTCCTACGGCTGGATTCAGGTGCAGGGCCCTGCCACGCTCACCACGGCGCTTACGGCTGGCGCGGACGGCAACGCGCTGACCCCGGTAGGCTCGACGGACGGCACGCTCGATGTTTCGGCTCTCGTCACCGACCACATCGCGGCCATCGCGGTGGACATCTCCGAGAAGAAGGTGCTCGTCACCTGCTCTCTGTGACCTGACGGGGCGGTGGGCCGTGTGCCCGCCGCCTTTTCTCTTTCCAAGGAAACACAATGCTTCTCGACACTCCAAGCCCGGCGGAAAACCGCCGGCCTACGGTCGTGGCGCTTGAGTTCTGGCGCGACTACGAGCCGGACCCGGAAAAGCCCGGCGACATGCGTGCGGTGGACTGGGTGCGCTGGGCGCGCCGCGGCGACCTGACCTATGCCACCAACGAAGACAAGATTTCCCGCGTCGCCAAGCCCATGCGCGCGGGCGGTGAAGGCGGCGCCCCGGAAGAAAACCCGGTGTGGCTGGGCATCCGTGGCGCCTATGATGCCTGGAAAACCGGCCAGGAGACGCCGCTGGAAGGCACGCCGCTGGATGCATGGCCGGCGCTGACGAAAGTGCAGGTGGAGGCGTTCCGCGCCGCGCAGTATCGCACCATCGAGGACGTGGCCGAGATCACGGACGGTCAGCTTGGCCGCGTGCGGCTGCCGGACATGCGCCAGCTTCGCGACAAGGCGCGCACCTACGTCGCCAACAAAGCCAACTCGGCCGCCATCGAGGTGCAGATGGCGGAGCGAGATCGCCGGCTGGAGACGATGGAGCAGGAACTGGCCGAGGCGCGCGCTGCGTTGGCCCGCTTGGCCGGCGACGAGCCGCGCCGTGGCCCTGGGCGCCCGCGCAAGGCCGGCGCTGAGGCTGAGGCAGAGGAAGCCGCATAATGACGCTCCTGACCCTCGCGCAAGCGGCATGCGACATCATCGGCGTGCCTCGTCCCACCAGCGTGATCGCTGGCGCGGACCAGACGGCGCGGACGATGCTGTCGTTGGCGCAGCGCGAGGGCCGGGCGCTGGCACGGCGCTGGACGTGGACCGCCCTGCGCAAACAGCAGACGTTCACGGCGGTGGCGCAGATTGTGCAGACAAACGCCGTGCCGTCCGACTTTGACCGCATGGTGTCGGGCACCTTCTGGAACCGTGATGACCAGGAGCCCGTGCTGGGGCCGGTAACGCCCGAGGAATGGCAGGGGCTTGTGGCGTCGGTGGCGCTGCCGATCACCAGCGCCTTCCAAATGCGCGCCGGCCAGATCGAGCTGTATCCGGTGCCCACGGCTGGCGAGACCTACGCTTATGAATACGTGAGCAACCAGTGGTGCCAAAGCGCAGGTGGTACCGGCCAATCGGCATGGGCGGCTGACACCGACACCGGCCTGCTGGACGAGGAGCTGACCACGCTGGGGCTGGTGTGGCGCTTCAAGCAGTCGCGCGGCCTGGACTACGCCGAGGACATGACGACCTACGAGGAGCAGGTGCTGCAGGCCATGGCCCGCGACGGCGTGCGCCGGACGGCGCGGCTGGCGCGGGAGATTGACTATGGCGCGCCGCATTATGCGACGGTGCCAGAGGGGAATTGGAACGTCTGATGCGCCAGGCGCTCCGTCCCAACCGCAGCCGCCGGCCCTCCGCGCGCTTTGCCAGCCTGCCCGCGCCGGTGGCAGGCCTGAACTTCCGCGACGCCATCGCCGCGCTGGGGCCGACCGACGCGCTGATCCTGGACAACTATTTCCCGCACGCTTCCTACGTCGAGCTGCGCCGCGGCTACGCTGCACACGTCACCGGCTTCGCTGCGCCAGTCGAGAGCGTGTTCGACTACGCCGCCCCGAACGGCACTGCCAAGCTGTTCGCGGCGGCTGGCACGGCCATCTACGACGCCACGACGGCGGGCGCTGTCGGCGCCGCGGTGGTGTCCAGCCTGACGAATGCGCGCTGGCAGACGGTGCAGTTCTCGACCCTGGGCGGCGACTTCCTGGTGGCCGTGAACGGCGCCGATGGCGTGCGGACCTACAACGGCAGCGCCTGGGCCACGCAGACGATCACCAACGCCACGGCGGCCAACCTCGTAACCGTGGCCTCGCACAAGACGCGGCTGTGGTTCGGCGAGAACGCCAGCACGAAGGCATGGTATCTCGGCACGGGCGCCATCGCTGGCGCGGCGACGGCGCTCGATCTTGGCTACGTGTGGTCGCTGGGCGGCAATCTGGCTTTCATCGTGCCGATCAGCTTCCAAAACACGCAGGGTTTGGACGACGTGCTGTGCTTCGTCAGCACCGAGGGCGAGGTGGCGGCCTATGTCGGCACGGACCCCGCCAGCGCCAACACGTGGCAGCTTGCAGGCGTCTACCGTATTGGCCGGCCGGTGAACCGCCGAGCGGTGGCGCGCTTCGGCGGCGACGCCATCGTGATGACGGACGGCGGCGTGGTGTCGCTGCGCCAGATCGTGGCGGTGGACCTGTCGCAAGCCGGGAATGTGTCCATCACGGACAAGATCAACCGCGTGCTGGGCGAGCAAGTGGCGGCGGCGGCCAGCACGTTCGGCTGGGAGATGATGATCTACCCGGCGGGCACGCGCTTGATCGTCAACGCGCCACAGGAGGATGGCACCTATCGCCAGTGGGCGATGAACACGCTCACGGGCGCATGGTGCCGGTTCACCGGCATGGAGGCCCTGAGCTGGTCCTTGATGGCCGGCGCGCCCTACTTCGGCGGGGCCACGGCCGTCTACAAGGCCGACTATTCCAACGAGGACGCCGGCACGAACATCGTGGGCCAGGTGAAGGGCGCCTTCTCCGTGCTAGGCGTGCCGGCAATCAAGCGGATGACGATGCTGCGGCCGACGCTGACGGCCAACGGCAATCCGGCTCCGGCGGTGGGCATCGACGTGGATTTCAGCGACGTGACGCCCACCGACGTGCTGGTCTCCACGGTGTCGAGCGCGCAATGGGACGTAGCGCTGTGGGATGTGGCCGTATTCGGCGGCACGACCAGCAACCTGCGCGACTGGACGACTGTGGCCAACATCGGCCTGACGGTGGCGCCGCGGCTGCGGACCGAAACGCGCGGCTTCGACATCCAGATCACCGGGTTTGACCTGGCGTTTGAGGCGCAAGGGTTGGCGGCGCTGTGAGGCTGGTGTTCGGGCAGGACCAAGCCGTGGGTGCTTGGGTGGTGTCGCGCATCCCGCACGTCGAGGATGTCCGCACGCTCGGCCCGTTTGCGGCGATTGGCGTGGCCGACGATGAGAAGCTGATGGCCGGGTGCGTGTTCCACAACTACGCGCCCGCTTATGGCAACTGCGAGATCAGCTTCGCCGCCGATACGGCCCGCTGGGCCACGCGCGGCACGATCCGGGCGCTGCTGTCGGTGCCGTTTCAGCAATACGGCTGCCGGCGAGTGTCGCTGGTGACGCCGCACGACAACGAGCGGGCGCAGAAGTTCATCCGCGGGATCGGCTTCGTCCGCGAGGGCTGCGCCCGGGATTTCTTTGCGCCCAAGCGCCACGCGGTGCTGTTCGGGCTGCTGCGCCGGGAGTTTGACCGGCTGTTCACGAGGAAAAACTGATGGGAAAGAGCGCGCCCGAACCGCCTCCGGTGCCCGATCCCGTGGCGACGGCGGCGGCCCAAACGCAGAGCAATCTGGCCACCGCGCGCACCAACGCGACGCTGAACCGCGTGGACCAGTTCACGCCCTACGGTTCATCCACCTGGACGCCGCTAGCCAACACCTACGTTGCCGATGAGCTGGCAAAGCGCCGGGCCGCCTACGACGCCGACACGCGGCCGGTGTGGACGCCGCCCGCTGCGCCCGCAGGGCAGGCTGCCGATGATATCTCGGTGGGTGGATGGATCGAGTCCGGCGGCGGCGATCAGGGTGGTGGCATCCCCATTTGGGTTGGCCCGACTGAATACCCACCGCCTGCTGCTGCCACTGCGCCCACTCCACCGCCCGCCTACAAGGGTGCCTGGAACGAGGCGGCCGCCCGCGCCGAGCTTGAGGCCAACAACCCGCTCACCGACCGCTGGCGCCAGGATGTGACGCTGTCGCCGGAACAACAGCGGCTGCTGGACCTGCAAAATCAGGCCAAGAGCCTCTATGGCACCACGGCGCTCAGCCAGCTTCAGGGATTGCAGGGCGCTCTTTCGTCACCGTTCAACCCGACGCTGCCCAATGCGCCCACAAGCGTGACTTCGCAAGGTGGTGCGCTTACCACTGGTGCGCCGACGTCGCCGACGCTGAACACCAACCTGCCAAGCGCCGCCGGCCAGCTTCAATACAACGCTCCCACGCTGGGGGGCCTGACGGACGTGGCCTCCCGCGCCGGCCAGGTGAACACCGCGGCGCCGACCGGGCCGAACTTCACGAGCGTGGCGTCTCGCGCTGGTGACGTGGACACTTCAGCCTTCACGGGCCCGAATTTCGCCAACGTGGCCTCCCGCGCAGGTGACGTGGACACTTCAGCCTTCACGGGCCCGAATTTCGCCAACGTGGCCTCTCGCGCCGGGCAGGTGAACACGACGGGGCCGACCGGGCCGAACTTCACGAGCGTGGCGTCTCGCGCTGGTGACGTG